GGCACTAGCCAAGCCCAGGATCAGAACCGCTGATAAGAACAGGATCGTCCAGACCCGAACCTGGGAAGGAATCGCCGTCTCGGGCCGGTGGGTGATGCTGTTCTCCGCACGGGCGATCAGCCGGGCGTGGTGGCGCGCCGTTTCTTTCCGGCGCCACGCCGTATCGTCAAAAAGTTTAGTCATCACGATTCTCCAGAAAAGTTAGAACTCAGCGGTAATTGCCGTTGCCGTTGCCGTAGCCGTCGCCGTCGCCGTCGCCGTAGCCGTAGCCGTTGCCGTTGCCGTAGCCGTTGCCGTAGCCGTCGCCGTCGCCGTCGCCGTCGCCGTAGCCGTAGCCGTAGCCGTAGCCGTAGCCGTAGCCGATCGTGACCGCCTCGGGATCGACGATCAGAGTGGCCATGGCAGGCAATCCATCGTGGCGACGATCGCCAGAGGGTGGATTCGCACCGTGGGGCATGGGTCGAGTCGAGTTGTCCCGCTGGGGCCGTGCTCGGCGAGTTCCCCGAGACCCTTGGTGGTTCCCCAGCGCCTCACCACCGCAGCGTTTTCGATGGTCACTTCGTTGTCGGATCGACGGACGTCGCCGACAAATACCCATCCTCGATGGGCAATCACGATTTGTTTCATCAAGATTCTCCGAAATCGGATAAAAAGCCCGCCGGGACCGGGCCAAGGGGGAGAGGCCCGGCGGGAAACCACCCCTGCCGATGAGGACGGCAGGCGTCAGAAACTGCCCAAAACCGTGTCGATCCCGTGTCCTTGGCGATCTGGTCTGCCCCTCGCCGCGGGCCAGGGGCTGCGGCGTTCACGTCGGATGGGAGAGGTTGAGGGGAATACTACTCTAAGTCCATCTTACAGTCAATACTAAAAGTAGTATTTATGGGCGTATTAAAGGATGCTTTTGACCTTCCGTGCGGATTCCTGACAGGCTGATTCGCAAGCGGAGTTGCCCTGGCGGTTTTCGTTTTGAATGGTGGCGTCGGCTTTCGCTTCAGCGAAAAAGACCGCCGCCAGTTCGAGCGGTGAAAGCTGATCGCGCAAGCTATCAGCCGCCACCAGACCGCGTTGTTCCTTGATATCCTTGGCGGTTCCGCCCAGGAGCGGCTGATAGGTGGCGTTGGTGCAACGGGCGAACCCGATGCCGATCACTCCATGTTCTTTAAGAGTTGAGGTCAATAGGTTCCGTGCGAGCTTCCCTTGCATCCTGACCGTTGCCCGTCGGTCTTCGGCGGTTTCCGGGAGGGGAGCGCGGTCAACGATTTCCTCGGCCAGCGTTAGATCGCCAGCCTGCACGCGCAGGAAGGTTTCGTTGACCTTGAGTTTGAGATCGGGCGACAAGTAGCCCGCATATTCGACCGCCAACAGCTTGTGCGCCCAAGTTCCGCCGCCACGGTCTACGCGGGCTTTGCTGGCTTTGTAGATATGGGATTTGGGCACATGTAGATTTCCGGCAAGCTGGTCAATCAGCTTGGCGCTCTCAGGCAACCGCCGCCACTGGCTGGGATCTTGATTCGGCGGACTTCCTGCCAGGGCGTACAGGTCGTTAAGGTTGACCAGATCGCCGTCAACTCGAACGCGATGATCGGCAACGGTCAGGATGGTGATGGACGTGGACATACACGCTCTCCGAGGATGGAAAGCGTATACTACACCAAGTATTTTTCTGGAGGCTACACAAAGTAGTATCGCCTGGCAAAAAAAATACGGAGACGCTAGGCGGGTCAGTGCATTCCGGCCAGAGCGTCAACCGTTTTCGCGATGGCGAGGCGGGCGCTGCTATCCAGATGAGACCAGCTCCGGCCGACCCGTGTCGCGTCGGGCGAAAGGACTTCGATCCCGTAAATCAGTTCGGCAGGATGCATCTCTAACGCCTTCGCAAGCTCCTCAAATTGCTGGAGCGTGTCCGGCTCGCGCTTGCCCGTTTCCCAATGAGTGATCGTGCTTTGCGACAAGGCGAGCCGTTCGGCTAGCCCCGCCTGAGTCAGGCCGACCTGCTTGCGTCGCGCCCTCATCCGATCCTGCCATGTTTCGCCGTTCATAGCTGCCTTTCTAATCCTGCCGAGCAACTGGGTAAATACACGCATCGTCATAGAACCCTTGCTTTCTGCTACTACACATCGTAGTATTACCTTATGTTAAGGAAACTACGCACGTCCATGGGGATCACTCAATCCCAGTTTGCCAAAAATCTGGGAGTGAGCCAGTCCGCTATCACGCATATCGAGACCGGCAAGCGGGGACCTTCGCCCGCATTAGCCAGACGCATCGTGCGCTTGGCGAAGACGTATCAAATTCCGTGCTCATTGGAAGACCTCTACCCGCTGACCTCTGAGGATCGCGAGGCCACGCGGCCTGACGGCCATACCACCCCGACCCCCCCACACCCCTCAATCTCAGGAGCCACCCGTGTACCAGAACAAAAAACACCTACGCGACCATGAAATTAAGGTCCGCTTCGACGAGTTGACCCTGCGCGCCATCGACGCGCTGGCGGAACTCACTCGAAAGCAGCGGGCGGTGTTGCTGCGGGATTTAGTGACGGACGAAATTTACCGACGGTTACGAAAGGAAGAATCCGATGGTTGCGACGCGATTGGAAGGGCTTGATGAGTCCCTGGCTGAAACCATGGCTTTCACGGCGGAGGAGTACGCAGCCTTGCTGGCCGTCGCCGACCTGGACGGGGTGACGGTGGAGCAGGTCATCGCCGATGCGGCGCGGAAGGCTCTGGTTCAGCGCTTTAGCCGAACCCGAAAAGCGGGGATCGTTCTGCCGTTTCCGAAAGACAGCAAGGGGGCCTTATCCGGCCCCGAAGGACGCACCGCATGAGCCGCTCGCTGACGGAATCCGAATTCCGGGTGGTGTTGCGCAGGGCCGTCGCCCGCGCCGGGTCGCAAGCGCAGTTCGCCAAAGAGACCGGCCTATCGCCGTCCTTCTTGTGCGATGTGCTGCTGGGCCGCCGGGGTATGACGCCTCGGATCACCTCTCTTCTCGGCTACCGGAAGCGCGTGGTGTACGAGGCCGTCACGGGCAACACCGCCAAGGATAGCGCCGGATGACCGCGCTCCCCTGGCACGATACCGACGCGGTGAAACCCCCGCTGGGACGGGTGGTGTTGGGGTGGTGGGCGCCGATAACCATCAGTGCGGTGGTGCTCCGGAAAGGAAACGAGTGGTTCCGGCCGGGGTATGTCACGTCGGAACGGCGCACCCCGCCGGTCTACTGGACCGAACTCCCCGAGCCTCCCCTTCCCGACGCGAAAGCCGAGTGACGGACGACGATTTAGAGACTCTTCAGTTCTTCCGCGAGCAGCGCCGCCATTGGCTGCGCGCCCGCGCCGTTGCTACCAGCCGCGACCTGGTACGGCGGAAGCGTGCCTTTCGCCGCTGATTTTACCCGTCCCAGCCTCAACGTGCGTCCCACGGACTCGCGCACGGGGACATCCGATCGGCCGTTGTCGGCGCCCTTCAGCAAGGCGAATAAGCGGTGCTCCGGTGCAGGGTGACCGGAATGCAGAACCTCCTCTTTGTGGGTAGTGCCCTGCCGGGGGGTTAATCCCGGCACTGAATTTTATACGTTCCAACCCTTCCATCACTGACGGAGAAAACTGATGAACTTTGGACAAGCGCTCGAAGCATTAAAACTCGGTAGCAAAGTGTCCCGAGCCGGATGGGACGGCAAAGACTCGTTTCTTTTCCTGGTCCCAGGAAGCTGGTTCCAGGTGAACCGTCCGCCCTTGTCCGGAATTTACCCGGAAGGAGCCGAAATTCAGTACCACGCGCATATCGATATGAAAACGACACAGGGCTACGTCGTGCCCTGGACGTGCTCGCAGGATGACCTGTTGTCCGAAGATTGGGTCATCGAACCATGATTCATTGTTGTTGAGGAGTTACCCATGATCACGTGCCCCACCACTAGCCCCCCCGCGTCTTCCGCCTCGTCTCCCCCTACCGACCTCTGTCCGAACTGTCGTCGGCCGTTGTATTCCGTTGCTTTCTATTCGTCGGAAGGGAGATTCCGACGGTCTTCCTGGTGCCCGGTACACGGTGAATTTCATAAGACAGACCGTGCTACGCTACTAGAACGTGACGGGACAAGCCGGGTGAGATGATGTTATGAACTATAAAGAAGCGTTAATTGAATTTTGCAATGAATTGATTGCCATCGAGAACAAAGAATGGAAGCCGTTTCAGTGTTTCCGAAGCGAAGAACAGTTTGAAAAGGATGAAATACGGCACGAAATGGCATCGGAGATTGCAGATCTGGCTAGGAATATTTTGAGACAAAACGGGATAAAAGTATGAAGAAAGACTACGTGACTCCAGAAATCATTGTGCATGGCACCATTGGAGATATTACTCAAGGCCCTGTCTTTGTGTTGCCAGACGGTCGCCATGGTGTACCTTGGCATCATCACCGTCCTATAGGTACTCCTGGTGGCCCTGGTAGTCGTTATGGTGATGGTGAGTACACGGGATCGTAATGTTTGTATGACCCCCGACCACCTCACCCTGCTCCTCAAGCTTATTGCCGAATACAGCGACTCCCTGGAACGCGCCGCCGCTGAGAGCGACCAGCAGCGAGCGATTGCCGCCCGCGCCGTCACCGAACTGGGCATCCCGGCGGCCCCTTTCACCACCTTGGCGAAGGCGGTTTACAAAGACGCGGTCCGCCAGGAGCGAGAGAAACTAGACCGCCTCACCGACCTGTTTGACGTGATGCGCGACCATGACGGACCTACCCCCTTCGCTCAGCGCCTGCGCGGCCTGGATCTGGCCGAACGGCTGCGGCAGGCGGCCGATGCCCACTAAGCCCTACCGTCCGGTGTTGATCGGGGAGCGCTTTGGCGATTGGACCGTGATCGATTACGCGCCCGTGCGGGTCCATGGCTCGCCCTCGGGTCGCCAGACCTACCACAGAACGTATCGCTGTGTCTGTGTGTGCGGTACGGAACGGATCGTTATCCGCTATGTCCTGCTCCGAGGCGATTCCCAAGGTTGCGGATGCCGACGAAGCGAACACGCTGCGGCGAATCGGCAGAAAGCGCAGCCGCCCGCGTTCGTCCCGATCTCTCCACCGCCTCCGCCTCCGCCTCCGCCTCCGCCTCCGCCTCCACCCGCTGCGGTCGCGGTCGCGGTAGCTCCGAACCCGCCCGTGCCTCCGCTGAAGCGGGAACGGGGCATCACCGCCCACGATCTGGCCTGGCAGGCGCACTACCGAGAGCAAGCGGCGGCGAAAGCGGCTCGGCGGCTCCCGAAGGGAGTTAAAAACTGATGTTGCGTCGTTATCCTCCCATCCGCCCCGGCGATGCCTTCGGGCGCTGGACGGTCCTCGAAGGTCCGCTCAAGCGGGACTCCTGGTGGGGTTACTGCTGGTTTTGCCAGTGTTCCTGCGGTTCCGTCAGCCTGGTGCGCGGCCAAAGTCTGAAGTCCGGCAGCAGCGTCAGTTGCGGCTGCTACCGCCGGGAACTCGCGCGGAACCTCGCCCGGCAACAGGCGCTGGCCCGAAGCGAGGGGCTCACCCTCCGAACGAACGCGGACATCCTCCTGACGGCGGACGATGACGCCTGGTATCAGTCGCTGCAAGACGCGATGCAGAAAAAAGCCCAGCGCCGGCGGACGAGCTTTCTGGAGAGTTCCCGATGACCGCCCCCTCCACCGCCACCACTCTAGCCTGTACCCACTGCGCCCGCGAGTTTCCGCGCGAGGCGTTGCATGAGGTGCGCGGCTCGAAGTCCAGACTCAAGCGCTATTGCGCCCCGTGCTTCGAGCGCTATCGGCGCTACGTCGAATCGTGGAAGCGTATCCACGCCTCCTGGTCGATGAAACCGACCGATGAAGCGGCCTGGATTAGGAGCGTGGCCCGCGCCGCGACCGATCGGGCGGGGTGAGGGGATTCGACTTGAAACTCTTGAAACTCTGGTTTGATAAACCACGCCAAGATGCTTCAGTGCGGGATCACTCCGGAGGAGCTACTTCTATGACCGCCATGACCGCTGGCCCTGCCGAATCCATCCCCGCCCCGGCCCTCACCCCGAGGATGCTCTACGCTCTATCGATCTTTGCCTGGACCAAGGGCCACCCGACCAGCACCAGCGACGATCTCATCGCCATGCTGGAGCGCGCCGAAGCGCGAGCGGCGCGGCTGAGTCATGGGCGGGAATCCGGTTGAAACCCATACCCATCCTATGCCATCATGTTGATGCTCGGGCAGCAGCCAGAGCCCGGCGTGGAAACCGGCACACTGGCGCGAGAGCGCCCATCGAGGCGTTTTTTTGTGCCCCTGCCTTTTGCGATGGCGGGCGGTGCGAGGCAAGGTTCGCCCTTGGCCAGTCGCCTAGTGCTGGTTTTCCACCTTCGCACCGTTCGCCGCCCTTCCGTGGAAAGAAGTCGGCGAACTCCAATCTCACTAGGAGTCCGCTAATGTCTGCCATCAAGCCTATTGAAACCCGCTACCACGGGTATCGTTTCCGTTCCCGCTTAGAAGCCCGCTGGGCGGTCTTTTTCGATGAAATGGGCATTCAGTGGGAATACGAACCACAAGGTTTTGTGATAACCAACGGCGTTTGCTATCTCCCCGACTTTCACCTTCCTGAACTGCGCGTGTGGGTTGAAATCAAGCCCAATCACGACATCCCCTATAGTGACTGTCAGAAAGTTGCACGATTCGCTTACGAGAAAAGCGAGCCGTGTCTTCTGATTGTTGGTACTCCCGGCAAGCAGAAAATGTATCTGCTTGACGAACACTTTGACCCCACTTACTTATGCACCACTGATGACGAGTTGTTTCAAGCAGAGTTCACCAGCGAAGACGATGCGAAGTCTCAATTTTTTAATTTTAGCGAAGATTATTGTCTGGTAAATTTTGGTGTTGTCCCTCTTTCTGAACGGAGAGCCAACGTCCCATGGATATGGCAAATCGTTTTTGAATGCCAACCGGTCCATGTCGATAGAAATCGCTTCGAAGCCGCCAACAAAGCCCGCAGCGCCCGTTTCGAGTTCGGGGAATCCGGGGGTGTGGCATGAGCCGATACCGCAAGATCGAAGTCCGCACTTGGGCCGACGAAAAATTCCGCGCCCTGTCCCCGCTCCCCCCGTCCGGCCAAAGCCTGTGGCTGTTCCTGCTGACCGGACCTCACACCGGACCTATTCCGGGACTGTTCCACGCCGGGCCGATGGCGATGGCCGAAGAGCTGGGCTGGGAGCCGGAAGCCTTCCGGGAAGCCTTCCGGGAAGTCTTGGCGCAAGGCATGGTGAAAGATGACCGCAAAGCCCGCGTCATGTGGATACCGAAGGCGATCTGCCACAATTTGCCGCAGTCGCCCAACGTCATCCGCTCCTGGGCCGAAGAGGTGAAAATTATCCCGGAATGCCCGTTGAAAACGGAGGCGCTCTGGGGGATCAGGGCGGGGATAGAGATTCTTGGCGAACCGTACCTTCATGTTTTTGATGAGGTTATTCTTTGTTTGAAGCCTTCGCCAAAGCCTTCGCCAAAGCCTTCGCCAAAGCCTTCCGTAAAGGCTATGGCGAATCAGGAGCAGGAGCAGGAGCAGGAGCAGGAGCAGGAAAGAAAAGAAACATCCACTAGCGTGGATGTTCGTCCACTCGCTGGCGCGAGCGGCCCCTCCGAACCCGCCAAACTTACGCTTAAGCTCGTCAAGCCGCCCTGCCCCTATGAAGCGATCCGCGACCTGTACCACGAAGTGTTGCCGGAATTGCGGGAGTGCAGAACGCTGACGGAAACCCGCAAGGGCTATTTGCGCCAGCGATGGAACAGCCAGCCGGGGTCGGACCTCGCGAAATGGAGGGCCTATTTCGGACAGGTCCGGACCTGCCCCTTCCTGATGGGGCAGAAGGCCGGGACCGGGGGCCGGCCGCCGTTCGCCGCCGATTTGGAATGGCTGATCAGGCCCGACAATCTCGCCAAGGTCAACGAAGGCAAGTACGGCGAACCGCCCTCCCGCGATGGGGATGGGGCCAAGTTCACTCTCAGCGGGATGGTCGCCATATGACGCCCTCACAGCTTTCCGAGCGCCTCTCGCTCCAGGCGGAAACCATCGCCGGATTCTTGCTCCCCAACGGCAAGCGGAACGGCCATGAGTTCGTGGCGGGCAGTTTGTCCGGAGAGGCGGGCGACAGCCTGAAGGTCTGCATCGCCGGCAACAAGGTCGGGGTGTGGGCCGATTTCGCCACGAACCATAAGGGCGGCGACCTGCTGGACTTGTGGTGCGCGGTCAAGGGGGTGGGCATTGCTCGGGCCATGGAGGAAGCCGCCAGCTTCCTGGGCATCGCCATCGACGGGAGGAACAGCGCCCCGCGCAAAGCGTACCGCCGGCCGGAACGCGACAAAAGAACCTCACGGCTCAACCCCGAAGGGCCGGTCATGGCCTACCTGAAGTCCAGGGGGTTGACGGAAACCACGCTCGCGGCCTTCAACATCGCGGAACAGGTCGGCTCGGTCAAATTCCCGCACCTGAAGCGGAACGCGGGGACCATCCTTTTCCCCTACCTGCGGGACGGGGAACTGGTCAACGTCAAGTATCTCGCTCTGGAGCGTGCATCGAACGGCAAGAAGCACACCCTGCAGGAAAGCGGGGCGGAGCCCTGCCTGTTCGGCTGGACGACCATCCCGGACACCACGCGGGCGGTGGTGTTGACTGAAGGCGAATTGGATTGCGCGACGTACTACCAGTTCGGGATTCCCGCGTTGTCCGTCCCCATGGGCGGCGGCGGCGGAGAGAAACAAAACTGGATCGAAAGTGACTACGACCGGCTCCAGCGCTTTGACACGATCTTCCTCAGCTTCGACATGGACTCGGCCGGACAGGAAGGCGTTCGGGAAATCGCCCGCCGTCTGGGCGATGAACGGTGTCGGGTCGTTGCGTTACCTCACAAGGACGCCAACGAATGCCTGATGCGAGGATTCACGAAATCGGATTTCGCGCGCTGCCTCTTGGCAGCCAAGACCCAAGACCCGGAAGAACTGAAATCGGCGGGCGCGTATACCGGCGCGTTGCTGCACGAGTTCTACCCGGCTCCCGACGCGCCGCGCGGGTTGGCGACGCCTTGGGAAAAGGTCCAGGATTCGCTCCGGTTCCGGTTTGGAGAAACGACGATATGGTCAGGACATTCGGGACACGGTAAAAGCCTCGTCTTGAATCACATCGCGGCGGCCGGATTAGCGAGAGGGGAAAAATTTTGCATCGCCTCGATGGAAATGCCTCCGGTACAGACGCTTTGGCGGCTTATGAGACAACTGACGGCTCAGGAAAAACCAACGCCAGCCTATATCCAGCATTGTGCCGAGTGGTGGTCCGATAAGCTTTGGTTGTTCGATTTACTGGGGACCGCCAAAACAGAGAGAATGTTAGAGGTGTTCTCTTATGCGGTG